ATGATGTGGTGTTGGTCGCTCCAATTATAAAAGAATACATGGATACAGCTGTTCGTAATGACGAACACTTGGTAAAACTCGCTGGTGTATTACAAAGAATTATATCTAAATCGCAAGGTGAATCGGATGAATCAATGTTATTGAGTGACGAAGAGAAGGCGGAACTAATGGGAACACTACAAGATACTGTTGATGATTTACAAAAAGAAAGTCATCGTCTTGAAAGTATAAAAGATAAAACAATTCAAAAAGGTTATTCGGAGGGATAAATGGGTTCAGTATTTACAACATCTAAAAATATGAGAACTAAAACTAACTTTGGTGGTAGTGTTTCTACACCAATATATTTACAATTTGTACCTGGTGTAGTTGTTGATGTCGCGACTCATCCTTCAGCCTTAAGAGCTAATGGTAGTTATCAAACAACTAACTCTATACTCGCATTACCTCATATCCAAGAGGGGACAAAGAAATCAAGAGCTAATGTAGATAACAGTGATAGATATTATCCATTGATGCGTGGTATGGTAGATGTACCTACAAAAGGCGACCCAGTATTACTTTGTACTATTGGTGGTATTCAATATTATTTAGGCCCATTAAACACATCCAATAATCCAAATTTTAATGATGATAATCTATTTAAATTTGAAAGTGCAAATGTTGGTAATATGAAAAATTTTGAAACTAATGAAAAATTAGCAAAAGGCGAATCACTAAATTTTAAAAAAATAAATCTAAGAAGATTGGCTAAAATTCCTAATGAGGAATTAGATGATGGTACAAGTTTTAACGAAACATATGGTGATTTGATGTTAGAGGGTAGACATGGGAACAGTCTGAGAATGGGCAGTAGAAATGTTAACCCATATATAATAATTTCAAATGGAAGAGGTTCAGAATCAATTAGAGAAAGTTTAGGTGATGGTAGTTTGATAAGTATCACTCAGAATGGTACATTAGCACAACATTATGGAAACTATATAAAAACTCTTTCTATAGATGATAGTAATGATGAAACTACTGAAACAATATTTGAAACAGAACAAGTGTTTGGATTTACATTAGCTTCTGATTATATAAGTACCGATGAAGAACCACCAGCCAGACTAATGGGTAGTTTAATATCTAGTTTAAATAATGACCAAGACACTAATGAATTAATTTATAATTACAATGGTAATCAAATATTGTTTTCATCGGATAGATTAACTTTAAATTCAAAACTTGATGATATTTATTTATCATCTAATAAAGATATTCACATTGGTTCTAAGGAGAATGTAACAATATCTACAGCTAAAGATTTAATAATAGAATCTGAAAAGACACATTTAGGTGACCCTAATAAAAAAGAAATGGATAATATGGTCTTAGGTTCAAAAGTACAAGAAGCATTAAATGGTATTATTGGTTTAATAAAAGAGATTCAAATAACAACTCAACTTGGGCCTCAATCACCAATGCCTTTACCAAGTGAATCATCTGTAACAACTATGATTGATGATATAATTAGTAAAAAACATTTCATTGAAAAATAAAGAGGAAGTTATGAAAAAGAAAAAAACAAATATAAAAACTGTAATCAGACAAATCGTTAGAGAAGAAGTTGCGATGGCTATCAAGGAAGTAATAACTGAATTGAAACAACCAATTGAATCTCAACCACAACCTAAAAAAATCATTGAGAAAAAATCATTTACATCCAATTCAGTATTAAATGATGTATTGAATGAAACAGCTCAAGATGGTGATTGGAAAACAATGGGTGGCGGTGAGTTTACTTCTAATAGAATGAATGAATTAGTTGGTAGACAATATGGTGATATGATGAATCAACAACCACAAGTCGTACCATCAAGTGACCCGATGAGTCAATTTTTAAATAAAGATTATAGTGAAGTATTAGAAAAGTCAATAGAAAAATCTAAAAACAAAGTTGGAAGATAATAATGGGATTAAAACAAGATTTAATTGATGCTAAGGTAAAAGCAGCTAGAGACACTGGAGTACCAGAACCACTTGATACTTCAAATGGCTCTTTCATTGAACGAGAAGCTGAATATACTAAAGAGGCTATAGTAAACTTTTTAACACAAGCTGAATTTAGAATCACTAAATTAAATGCTCCAGTTATTGTGGAGGATTTAAAAACACCAGACCAAGGCATAGATATTCAATTAGAAACTTTGTTGGGTGATAAAGCCCCCATATTGAAAACTTTAAAAAAAGTTGGTGGTTTGATACCAGGAGCTGGTTCGGTTGTTAATAAGTTAATAGACCAATTAGAAACTGCAATTAAACAAGCTGTACAACCTTTATTGGAGGGTGGGGCTACTCTACCAGGTTTAAACTTAGGAAAAGATGCTGGTGGATTGGAATCTACTGGTTATGTTTTTATTGGAGAAGACCCAGACTCACAAGGTGGGTTTGATGTAGATGATGAGAATGGTCAAAGAGAATTTACAACAGTTAAATTAATTAGAGACGATATTGAGGAATTACTATAATGGCGATTAAAGACCCATCAAGAAAACCATATTTAATTGATAATGATTCTAATGTAAAAGTTGGAATTAATTTACCTTTTACTGTTAATTCGGAGGGTAGTGGAGCGGTTTCTTCTACATCAACAACAATAGAAGCTGTAAAAAATAACATAAGAAATTTATTACAGACGAATCCAGGTGAGAGATTAATGCAACCAAATCTTGGAGTTGAATTAAGAAGTATTATATTTGAAACTATTGATGAAGCAACATTAATAGCTATTCAAGATATTATATTAGATTCAGTCGAATATTGGTTGCCTTTTGTTGAGGTACAAGATATACAATTATTACAAGACGCTAGGGCGACTGACAGTAATAAAGTTATAGTTAAAATAATTTTTAATATAAAACAAGACCCAAATACAACCGATTCTGTAAGTGTTGACTTTAATAGTGGTATAAGTTCAGATATAAGTACAGACGTAGGTGGTGGTGGATATTAATATGGAGATAAAAAATGCCAACATATGGTAAAAATAATTTTAAAGAATCAAATGTTAATTATTTAAATAAAGATTTTATATCACTAAAGCAATCATTAATGAATTATGCAAAATCTTATTTCCCAAGTGAATATAGAGATTTTAATGAAACATCACCTGGTATGATGTTATTGGAAATGAACGCCTATGTTGGTGATGTGTTGTCATTTTATATCGACCAACAATATCGTGAGATGTTATTACCATTAGCAGAAGAGAGAAGAAACATTATTAATATAGCTAGTATGTTTGGTTATAAAGTTAAACCAATTGTACCATCATATGTAGATGTAACTTTTACACAAGAATTATCTTCAAATGGTGACAATAGGTCACAAGTTGATTATTCTACTGGTGGTGTGTTCGATAGTGGTATACAAATTAAAGCAGAAACACAAGGTATAGTTTTTGAAACATTGGATGTCTTGGATTTTCAAATTTCATCATCAGCTGATACATCTACTATTGGAACTACAAATGAAGATGGTTTAGTTGATACATATATACTATCAAGAGCTGTTAGAGCTGTTAGTGGTCAGACAAAAACAAAATCTTTTGTCATAGGTTCACCAGAAAAGTTTAAAAAATTAACATTAACTGATACAAATGTAATTGATATTATTTCTTGTGTGGATTCAAATGGAAATGATTGGTATGAAGTAGATTATTTAGCACAAGATAAAGTTCCAATTTCTACCCACTATACGAGTGATTCAAATAGAGATACCGCGTATTCAAATACTATTGGTGAGAACCAAAGTAGTTTAGCAGTTCCATATTCTTTACAATATATAAAAACATCAAAAAGATTTACCCGTGAAACAAATGTAGACAACACAACATCTTTAGTTTTTGGTAATGGTGTTTTAAAAAATGGACAAGTTGTTGATGATGGTTTTATAGACGTAGAGCAGGTTGGTATAACTGTACCCGGTCAATATGGAGATTTAAATGACGCTATTGACCCTTTGTTGGGTGATGAATATTCTACACTTGGGGAAACACCAAACAACACAACTTTAACAATCACTTATCGTGTTGGGGGTGGTATAAATTCTAATGTACAAACAAACACAATTAATCAGGTTGTAAGTGGTGTTACGTTAAGTGGTACTGGTGATATAAGTGGTTTAACAGTCGCAAACTTTACTCCAGCTCGTGGGGGAAAGAATGAAGAAAGTATAGATGAAATTAGAGAAAAAGCAAAAGCATTTTTTACAACACAAAACAGATGTGTAACAAAAGAAGATTATGAGGCTAGGATAATGAACATGCCTAGTAAATTTGGAAACGTTGCAAAAGTATATGTTACGAGAAACACGGAGGGTGATGTTGGTTATAATCAAAGTGGATTTAATCAAGCTGCTTCATCCTTACAAACTCAACTGGGTGGGATTATTGATGGTGGATTTATAGGAAATAATGGACAGAGTTTATCTGATGGTTTACAACAAGTTCAACAACAACTTATAGATGTAGTTACAGATACAACTAATACATTACAATTAAATTCGGGACATATTACTAAGTTGGGATTAATTAATGAAGCTTTATCAAACTTACTAAATAATGAGGTATCAACTATACAACAAACTGAGTTATCATCTTTTGAATTATCATCAATCAATATATATGTTTTAGCTTATGATGAACAGAAACAATTAGTTGGTAATCCAATTTCATCATATAATACTTCAGTAACTGATAAAGTTCCATTAGCTTTAACACAAAATATAAAAAAATATTTAGATAATTTTAAAATACTAACTGATACAGTTCAAATTTTAGATGGTTATGTGGTTAACTTTGGCGTTTTCTTTGATGTTATTGCTGAACAATATGCAAATAAACAACAAGTAAATTTAAATTGTATAAATAAAATTAAGGAATATTTTAACATTGATAAAATGCAATTCAATCAACCAATTTACAAAAGTCAATTAGAGTATGAATTAATGGGTGTTGAAGGTGTTCGTTCTGTTGGTCATGTTACCATAACACAAGAGATAGATTATCATCCAGCTGGACAAGGTGAATCATTGGATGTACCAACTTATAGATATGCTTATGATGAAACCATAGACACCGATGGTGATGGTATCGCTGATGGTGGTTTTACTGACGTTGGGAATGGTGGATTTGGATTCAAATATGATTTTGAAAATGCACTTACTGAAGATGGAACTATAATTAAACCACCATTGACATCAACACCTACAGTTTTTGAATTGAGAAATCCAAATGAAAATATAAAAGGGAGGGTTAGATAATGCATCATTTTATTTTTCCAACACAAGACACTTGGATTTCAAGTGGTTCAAGTAAAATAGATGGAACATCTTTTAAAGACCAAAACTTTGGAAGAGACCAAATACTTGAAGTTAAAAAAGAATTTTTTAATAGTTCATTTGACCACCCTACAAGGGCGTTGGTTCAATTTAGTGGAACAGATTTTACAGAATTAACTAATTTTGTTTCTGATGGTACAATACCATCTTCCGCTAAATATTATTTAAGACTCTTTGAAGCTGAGGGTAATGCTGAAATACAAGGAGATTACACTTTAGCTATACAGGCGATATCACAATCTTGGACAGAGGGTACAGGTAAATTTGGTGACAGACCAAAAAATACAAATGGTTGTAGTTGGGAAAATCGTAGTAATCCAACAGGAGGAAGTGAAGTGGAATGGGCTACACCTGGTGTATCAGTATTGAGTGTTAGTTCGTCAACACAAACATTTTCAAATCAATCTGCTGATGTTGAAGCTGATGTTACTGATATGGTAAATATGTGGATAAATGAACAAGAAGAAAACTATGGAATGTTAATTAGTTTTAGTGGAAGTCAAGAAACTGATAGTGAAACATTTGGACATTTAAAATTTTTCTCAAGAAATACACATACAATATTTCAACCAAAACTTGAAGTGAGATGGGATGACTCTTCATTTAATTCAGATGCCACTGCTAGTCTAAATACATTAGATACAACTGGAACGGTTGATAATTTTTTATATATGAGGGGGTTGAGAGAAGAATACAGAGAAGGTGAAAGAGTTAAGTTTAGAGTTGGAGCTAGAAAAAGATATATCCAAAAAACCTTTTCTACTTCAGTACAAACTGTGAGTAGTTCTTGGTTTCCATCTGAAAGTGGTTCTTTCGCAATAAAAGATATTGCGACTGATGAGTTCATTGTTCCATTTAGTGCTTATACATCAATGAGTTTAGATTCGGACGGTATGTTTTTTAATCAATGGTTGGATGGATTCTATCCTGATAGAGTTTATAAAATACAATTAAAATTAAAATATAATGATGAACAAGAACAAATCTTCGATGATGATTTTGAATTTATAGTTAAAAGGAAATAAAAAATGGCTTTAACGGAACAACAAATTAATGATAGAATAGAAATTATTTTAGATAGAATAGCCGAAGCTATTATTCAAAACACACCTATAAGTCCTACAGTTGTTACACAAAATCAAAAAACAATTCGTAATGGAATAATATCAGTTGGTAGAAATAATTCTGAAAGAATGATTTTATTTCAACAAGATATAAAAGCTAATGAGGAAGATTTACAATCAACAAATGGTACTGATACTTTAAGAAGTATAGTAGAACAAATAGAAGATATTAATCAAGCTGAAATTATTGTTGAGGGTGTAAACGTATTTATATCTTATAAAATAGATGGTGAAAATATAACAACGATTGATTTGACACCATTATTAACACAAGTATCAACAAATGAAGATGGGACTCAAACTATTTTAAATCCATTAAATGTAAGTCAATTTATAAACATCCAACAAAAATCAACAAGTGTGGATACTGAACAAGCTAATGAGTTTTTAGATACAGATATATATGAATTATTACCTGATAGTTCTGATAGACAAGAACAAATAGATGATTTGTTTATTCAAATTGATGAATTATTACCTCCACCAATTCAAGATGAAGAATGGGGATTAGATGATAATGGTAGGGTTAATAGAAATAGTGAAACATCTGAGTGGGAAGGCTCACAAGATTACTATTTAAATAATAGTATTTCATCCGCTCAAAATAATGAGGTTAATTCTATTGAAGAAGAAGATGGTTTTATAACAAGATTGGAAAAAAATACAAGTGATAAAAACTCTTTAAAATCAATTGAGTCTTTAAGAAATAGATTGAGTGAATATCTTTTAGATGTTGATGAACAGGAAGTTGAGCTTCAAGATGACAGATTAGAATATCAAAATCAGTCAGATGGATATTTAAAATTTAGAAATTTAAATCAAGGTATTATTATCAGAAATACAAATCAAGAATTTATAGATGGATTGAATCCTAATACACAAGATTATTTACAAACAGGTTTTACCATAACAATGTGGGTAAGATTTTTAGATAAAACATCTACAGGAACTCTTTTTAATTTTGGAAATCCAACAAGGGCCGAGAATCCATTTGGTTTTAAATTAGAAACTTATGTTATAAATGGTGATGATTTTCCAACACAAATAAATGGAAACTATTTAAGTGGCTTTGGAAGTGGAACTGGTCAAGATACAATTGGTGAAGAACTTACTTGGAAACAAATTTTTCAAAATGATGGATATACTGGTTTAGGGTATGATAACAATACAAGACCAAATGAAAATTTTTTCCAAGATACGGATACTGAAAGATTTATTAGATTGGTGGTTAGAGATGACAAATTAAGAGGTTCACATATTGGTATGCCGTTCTTTAGACAAAGAGATGGATTACCTGAATTTGGTTATTATGATAATCAAGGTGAATACGACCATGCATATGGATTGATGTCTAATTTAAAAATACCATCTGATTTCAATGAGTGGTACTTCATATGTGCAACTTATAATCCATTTATACAAGAAGACGAAAGTTTTAGTGATGAGTCAATATATGACCAATTTAAAAACAATCGTGAATTTTGGATGAACCACATTAATCCAAATGGTGGAAGCCCAATTGTAAATTCTAATTATGGACAAAAATGTAAAGTAGAAATCATATCACGAAGTGACTTATTAAGAGCTCGTGGTTTCAAAGGGTAATCACAATGTCTAATTTCTCATCAGATAATCAAGGTAATTTTGGTGTGCCGGGGGTCAGTATTGAACCAACACTTTCCTCTACCTATGACCCATACAGTGGAATAGATTTAACTAATATTAATTCTTGTGATTACATTGAAGTGATGACATTACCTTCTGGTGTTTCTTCTGAAGAAGTTTTTTGTGATGACCCATTTGCAGCTAACGGCCCAGCATGGTTTGGTGGTACGGGGGAACCGGGTAGTTGTAAAAATTTTGGAAGAGTTAATGTCAGAAGTTTAGGTGTTTTACCTGATGGTGGTCATCCAACAAATGAGGGTGGTTACGCTTATTGGTTTTGGGGATGGGTAGCTGGTAATAATTCTGATGGGTATGATGGTGGTTCATATGTGCGTGATTGGACAAGTCGTAATATTTTAAAAGAAGAAGTTGATAAATTTATGGCTCATGACCACTGGCATTATGGCCCATTGGGCCCAGCGTTTTGGGGATATTTAAATCCTGATGGTACAAAAATAGAGGGTGACCCAACTCGTGATGATATGATTAATACATACAACCAATACATATCTTTTAATAGTTTTTCAACACTTCAATTTTTATATTCCAGTTCTCCTGAAGGATTTGCTCAATCAGATTTTGACCGAAACATAATGGAAATGAGATTATATTGGACACCAAATGAAAACGACTTTACAACTGATTATGATGATGAAGCGGATGTAGGTGAAATATTTAGATTTTCTCAAACTGGCGATGATTGGTTTGGTTTCTATATGGATGATGGGTGTGGTAATGACTTAGAATTAGGAAATGGTGGTCAACATTCCAACATGACATCACCAGTTGAAACTTCACCTCAACCAGGTTCTGTTGCAGGACATCATAATAATTACTATTATAATGATTCAACTTATAATCCTGGAAATGGTGGTTTAGGTGATTATGGTTACTCTTTTTTTGATAAAACAATTCACAAGTTTTGTTCTGATGGTAACCCTACAAATTATAGAATATTAGTTAGACAAGTAGAAGAAACAGGTGGCCACTCATATAATGCTGGTTATCAATCACCAAGAGGAAAACAACTTAATGGTGGTGAATGGGAATCGTATGATAAAATATCAGGAACTAGAGGTTCTGGATTGGGTGGTGGACAAACATCAAATGCTCCTGGCGTTCATAACATAAATCCAACTTTTAAAAATCCATCATCACCTATAGATGAAAATCTTCAAGATGATTCAAATGGTGACGGACAATATTATAGAACAGATGTCATAGGTGAAGATGGAACTCCATATTATGAAGGAACTGATACTGTAGATGGTTTGGATATTTCACTTACACAACAAGGTGTTCGGGAATATGTTCAAAGTATAAATTGTAACACTGTTATAAATACAAAGATAGCTGACTTTAATAGAATGAGGGCGGTTTGTATTGATGGCTCATATGTTGAAATGGCTAATAATGGTGATAGTATAAATCAAATATTAGACCCCACACCAATAACACAAACAATAGATTATTTAGTTCCCCAATCAATTATTACGGGAACATATCAAATTAGAAGTAATAATAATAGTCTATTGTATAGAACCGCGACTGTTGAAGGTGTTGGTTCATTTATAGAATTAATTACTCACATAAAAGTAACTTCAATACGAATATCAGGTGATTTAAATGCTAATGATGAGTATGTAAATGTACAAATTGGTGATAAAAACTTTCCTGGATTGAGAAGTTATGCACAAGATTCAACAATATATGAAGTTGGTGCACCATATGTTCCAAGATTTATAGATAAAAATTACACAGGCCCTATAGGTGAATCAGAGGGTAGGCCTTCAGGTCAGGTATACATTGAAGGAAATGATTTAAAAATACCTTTGTCTTTTAATTCAACATCAGAAGTAGACCTAAACGTATCTTATACTGGACATGAGTACACTATAGATATTGACTTTGAAGTAGAAATAGGAAGTGCTACGACTTTAACCTACACTTCTGGTTATGAAAATTATACTTTTTTAAGTGGTGATGACGCTTGTAATTCTATCACTTATTTTAATTCAGATTTATATTATTTATCTGATGCGGATGATAGACCATCACTTGGATTATTTGCAACCATTGATAACAATCCTACAGGTGAAAACTTTGAATCAAATTTAATGGATGACCAATTTACTCAAATTTCAAAAAAACAATTTATACAAAATGGTGATGGTAGGTATGTTAAAAAACACAACTATTATTATCCTCCAGACGGCCAAACCTTTAATGATGTTGGTGGATATGATGCTTCTAGTTTTAATGAAACTATTTTGGACACATATCAACCACAAGGTGGTTGGGGTTATATAAATTTTGATGGTGCTGGTTTGAATATTACAAAAGGTAATACACCGGGTGATTCACCTCAAGACCCTGAAAATATAGATGATAGTGGTAATTTAATAAATTTACCTCACGACTATCCAAATGGTAATTATAGTAAAAGATTTATTCAACATCCTCAACACACACCACATAGTTCAGAAGTTGATTCTTACGCTGGGTTTTACCCATATGTAGGTGGATATGATGATACATTTTATCCAGATATGGTTTATCAAGAAAGCTTAGATATGCCATTACAATGGGCTCGATGGGTACAATCTGATGAATGTTATTCTTATCAAAGATGTTTAAAATTTCAAGCAGATGATAGATGGGCTGACACAGCAAATATGTCCGAATTAGCTTTTCAACAAATTGGTGCAAAACAATATCAACGGGACGATGGAAGTCATAATATAACTGATATATTAAAATTAGCAAATAATAATGAATACAGAACAATAAATCAATTTCAAAAATTTTATTCATCAAATGATACGACTATTAATCCATACAGTTCTTTAGAAGTTAGTTTTTGGATGAAAACACTTGAGGATAATCTTTATCAACTTACCAATCCACCACATGTTCAAGTATCAGTTACAAGGGGTGGGTCACCTGGTGTCTCAGGAAACATGACATTAGGAGATGAAAGAACAGAATACGAATTAAAGGACGACATAGATTTACCATCAATACCTGGAGAATTCCCTAATAGAAATTTCATAGACCAAAGTGCTACACATAATTCAATTAGTAGTAATTCTGCTCATACCTTTAATTCATTCGGTACCGCTAATGTATTTAGAAATTTAAAAACTAACACTTGGGAAAAGTTTTCATTTACATTTAATTTGTATAATGCTCATAATCGTGACAATACAAATATTAAAAATTTATTTTTATTAGCTCAAGCCACATCGATTAATCCGAGCGATGGGTTTAGAGGTACGGTTTTACTTGATAACTTTGAAGTAAAGGAATCTTATAAATTTATGCCTGATGTTGATGTTAGAAAGAAAAAAGGCCCTAATGTATTTGGTAAAGCTGACTTAACTAAATATTATGATAAAACAATACATGGACCTGATGGTACTGATGAGTATCAAGATACAGTCGCACCACTTGAGGTACAATTTTATTTTTATCCAAGACACAATTATGAAAACATTTTTAATGAATCTCGCGAGATAATATATAATGATTTTAGACAAGGTATGTTTTATTTGTTTGATGTTGATTGGGGGGATGATTCACCAAAAGAATTTGTAAATGAACCACAAAAAATAGATGAAAATACAGCTGTTTATCACACATATGAAACCGGCGGTATATATGAAATTACAGGCACGATGTTAAGGATGAAACCTAATAAAGATTATGAACCATTAGGTGTTATTCACAATGAAAGATTTGTTTTAAGAATTATGATTAATGAGGGTTTGGATGAAGACTTTACATATTTTGGTTCAGATGGGTTTTCATTTATTCCATATAAAAATACTTTACCTATAATTGGTGGTTATTCTGAACAAAGTATTTATCATAAAGCCATAAAAAGAAATCTCGGAGTTTTAGATGATAATACGTCTATCAATACTAATTTTAAGAGTTTAGGTGATAGATTAAAAACAGAAATAGCATTAGATAAAATGGATTCATCTTTTAGTGATGATTTTAAATTGTTAAATGCATTTACACAAGAAAGAAGTGATGAAGATGGAGATACAATTTATAATGGATTAAATACAAATAAAGATGAATTAGGTAAATCAATTGGTGATACTGATATTACAAATATTCGTTATTTTAATAAACCAATGCAAATATGGGAAATGTTTGGATTTCAAGAAGTTGAGGAATATTCTGATTTTGTCACGTCAGATGAATATTTATCCACTTTACCGTTTCCAGAATATTTTGAAGAATTTGATATAAATAGTAATGGTTATATAAACGCTGCAGACGCTGTTGGATGGGTTAATATAGGAAGACCTGATATATATAATTACTTAGTAGAATTAGTTACTACAGATACAACAAATTCAATTCCTTCAATATACGATGAGTCAGAACCTGGAGGGCAGGGTGGTTCAACACCTCAACCAAGGCCTACTGAAGAATTTTCTAATCTGATTGGGCCACCAAATCAAAATCATTATGGACTTTTGAGTTCACCAAGATATTGGAAAAGAATAATACCTGAAGAAAATATATTTGATAGAAATAATTTGTATTATGAAATTGGTAGAACGGATTTAATAAATGAAAATTCAAATCAAGAATATGATGTAAATTACTATTATCCTATATTACCTAAATTTAGTTCAAATGGTGGTTTTCAAGAAAATAATTATCCATTTAGAAATGGTGAAGAAAAAATACCATTTCCACTAACTGGGCCAATTACTGATGAAGAATATAAAACTAATAGTTTAAAAATTTCAATAGGTACAAACTTCATAGAAAGAAATGTATTAAATGATGAAAGTGGTAATAAAAATTATGGTTTTGTTTTTAATGATTATAAACCAAAATTTAATAATGAAACATTAAAACCAGAGAAAACTAAAAATGTAACTTTAGTGAAAACAACTAATAAAAATGGAGCGTTTTAATGAATAAAAAAAGATTTTATATAAACCACCCATTTATAAACTCTAGCGGTTCATATACTTTTAAAGACGGTAATAATTCAAATGAATATCAAAATTCAGATAGTGTACCTTTGAGGTTTGATAAATTTAGAAGAAATGATTTATATACAACAAGCACTGGTGATAATATTAATGAAAAAATTATACAATCATATTTTGATGAAAAAAATGGTATTTTAAATTCAGATAATACACCAATTACAAGATTGAAATACAACTCTCCAAGTTTTGTAAGAATTGATTCATTGTTTATTGATTTCAATAGTAATAATCTTAGTGGTACGGTAAATGATACAATGTTTTATGGTTTTATAGCCAATGAATTAGCATTAGCATTGAATCATGATGAGAATGTACCTGATGATACATTGGATGTTCACGAACAAATTCTTAACCCAACATTTGGTTCTGGAGACTATGATGGTATGGGTTTATTTGGAAGACAATTACGTCCACTAAAAAATGCAGATGGTAGTTTTAAAGATTGGCAAAGTATATACGACATAATTTTTACTCAAAATGATGGTTCGGGTGGAGGGCCTGACTTAGATGGTGATAGAAGAACACTTGATGAACTTGGAGAATTTTATCAATTCGACCCACCTGTATTAGATGATTCCAAACCTGAAGATGTACCTGGATATGTTTTACAAGATGCTGTTATTTTACAAGGGTTAAATCAAGGTGATGTAAGACAACATCCTAGATTGGCTGATACCGCTAATAACCACGCAAATGATGATAACTACAGAGGACCAGAACCAGATGTATTTGTACATGGTGATAAATCTAATATTGATAACTTTAGACCAAAAGAAATATTTTATGTAGGTAATACTAATACAAACACTGTAACAAAAATATTTGATGAGGGGCCTGGTAAACAATTCAATACCATTTATTTTATTTTTTATTTAGCAGGTAATAAAAAAGGTGGTGGTAAAAAAAATAAAAGATTTCAAATATATGAAATTAATCCATTGGATTTATTTCAAACGGATATTGGGGGAAATGTTATTGGTGGTAAAGAAACAACTTTTGATTTAGGTGAGGGTATTATAATAGACCAAACTGACCATAATCAAATTCCAGCTTTTAAAATAACTGAATTTAAAGTTACAATAAATACATTGGATGGTGCTGGTTTGGATTATAATCCAAACGAAACTTATGATTCTACTATAATTGAATCCATATTACCACCACAAAGGTCTAATCCAATTAATATTAATAGATTGGATGAAAATATTTTAACTATAAATCCATATAGAGAATTACTATCAGAACCACCATTGTCTATACAACCTATACCAATGGAATATACTGATTTTATTCCAACTTCTCATATTAAAATAAAAAATACATCTCAAGATGTTCAAATGTATTATGATAACGAGATTGAAAGACAAACAGCTTCAGCTCCAACAGTTGTAGAAATAGACTTTACCATTTCAAATACCACAACAGACAAAAGTCAATTAAAAGATAGAAGAACTGATATTATAGGAAATGAAGATAACTCAAATTATTTTTTCACTGTGGTTGATTGGAATGATGTAGATAATAAATATGAAACAATTCAAGATGTATTGAATGATTTTCCAACAACAATGATAGAGTTAAATAATAAAAGAAAAGACAATCTTTTTTATTTTAATGATATTTATAAACCATTGTTTAACAATTATACAACTCCTGGAATTAAAAATATTAAAACATTGTTATTTAATTATACAACTGACGGTAATAATAACATTGAACCAACGCGTTGGAAACTTGTAACATCAAGAATATTTTTAGATATTCCTATAAATCAATTTCCTGACTTTGGTGAAGTTGGGGGTGGTGATTATACAACTATACCTTGGCCATATACTGCTCCAATCATTGGTGGTATAAGTAATGATTCAAAATATTTAAAATCAATTGATGATGTTTTAGGTGGTGGAAAAATTGGTGACAGTGATATAATTGATGAAACATTTTTAGTAGATGCTAAAGAAAATGATGAGCTTGGAAATAATGTTCAAGTTATGGATTTAGAACAAATAAGATACTTTAATCAAAGTTATGATATGAATACATTGTTAAATATACCAATTGAAAATAATTTTTATCCAAACCCATATACAAACATAGGCTCTGGTAGTTATTGGGATGGTTCAACAATTGAAAGAACTTTTTCAGAGGAAAGTTCAGTCGGACAGATATTTATAAATGATAATCAGGATAATGATTTAAAAGATTCTTGTCAAGTTGAATTAAATTTAGGTAACTTAACAGGTAAATCTATTGATGATTCAAGTGGAAACTTAAACAAAGGACTGATGATTGGAGATTATAAAATTAAAAAAACACAAAAAAATCAACCAATGAGAAGAGACTCATTTATTAAAATTCCTAAAAAGAATAATAATAGTAATGGAGCATTATAATTATGGCTCAATTTGAATATGATTTAAATGATAAAGATTATAAATTAGTAGCTAACGATATACAATCTTCAATATCAGATACTGATTATATTAGATTAGTTGTCTATGAATCAAATCCAAGAGGTGAAGAAAATATACTATCGTTCAGACCCTCATCAGATGTTGAGATAAGAAGACAAGCTATATTTTATGCATCATTAAGTGAAATTCCGTTTGAAATAAACACTTCACCTTTTGAAGCGGAGTTAAATGAAACTACAACTAAAACACTTGGTGGTGATTTTAATGATTTTAAAATTTATAAAAATCCAAATGGAGAAATATATTTAAAACCAAATGAAGTATTTAATGAATTTGGAATACCTGAAAACAATTATAAAATTCAAATTGATTTTTTAAATCAATTAAATGAATCAATAAACATTAGATTTGAAAATGTTACAATAAATAATCGTTTAATAAAAAACGGACATCTTACTATAAATGGTGATACATATCCAACATCAGCAACAATTGAGTATCCAATATTTACATCGGATTCAAATCTACCTCAAATAAATAAAAATGAATTAGGTGAAGTTATTTCACCACCTATAGCTGATAATTTAATTTATTGGTCTGATGATACAATACCAATTGAAGACATAAGAACTTATTTTAGTAGACCTGTTATTAAAACTGATGATGAGTTTTTAGCTTCATTACCATTTCCACAATTTTTTGAAGAATTTGACATAGCACCTCCATTTGACATTATAAATGGTGTGGATAGCGTGGGGTGGATAAATGTAAATAGACCAGACATATCTGATTATCTTGTACAAATAAGTTTAGGTAATGTAACTTCACCACCTAAAGCTTTTAATGGATATGGATTAAACACAGGAATGACTACTCCTATAACTTGGCAACATGAAGAATTACAGATTACATCAGATGTTACAGTGATACCATCGGTAATAACTTCAATAACTGAGTTAAATACAGGTACAGCTGCAACAAGACTACCTAATGGAGAATTTGCAGGAAGTCTAACTAGTTTAATTCCAGGAGGATATTACGGTATTGTAGTTGAATTTGAAACAGGAGAAGTTGCAGCTGATTTTAGTTGGAATCCTCAAATACCATTATCACCAAACAATACACTTGGTGTAAGACCTCTTGAAACTTTTCATAATACTACTCCAGTAAAAAATGAGTTACCAATTACACAAGTGGTTGGTGTGGGTGGAGCTTCACAATACACATTAGTTGGTTCTGAGCTTAGGTGGGTAGGTAATTTAAATAATCTTGAACAAGGTAAATATTATAGTATTATTTTAGATTCCAATGTTGAAAATGATTACCAAATAAATTTAAATCAATTAAGAGAAGAGGGAGTTATTAATTTAAATGGCCCTTATTTATTCACACCACAAAATGATACACTAATAGATGATTTTTATAGATTTATAATTAGAGAAATTTCAACTTCAAGAAAAGAAGTTCGTTTAAAATTAATTGATAGAAATATTGATTCAACTACTGTTGATGGTCAAGAAATAATAACACATATTACAAATGAATTAAATAAAGATAAAGATGGTAATATATCTGATAAGTATCAATTTAATCATAAATTAAATTTTGGAGATGGTTCGCATATCCAAATTATGAACTATTCATTTGATAAAGTAACTAGTGGAAAAACTAATCAATCCATTATATTACGTTTATACAAACCTTTACCAACTAATATAAATAAATTAAATCATGTAACAATAGAAGAAGAAAAATTAATAACACAATTTGAAGATATACTTTATCTATCAGATGAAAAAGAAGAAATAATAGGTGATGGTTTAACACCACAACCACAAGAAAATTGGATTAATTTCCAAGACACAGAACCACAATTTCAAACTCAAAATCAATTAAGTTCATCAATGCCTGGTTATGTTTTAGATGGATTAATATCACAAAGTCAATATAATTATCCAAATCTAAATACAGATTTTAATGAATTTGCAAACCATACATTTTTTGGTTCGGCTAAAAAGAAATTAGAAAACTTTAAAGCTAAAGTAGAAACTATTCAAAGTTACTATACAGACATATCATCTTCATTGTTTGCTAAAGGTAATAATATTCAAGGTGACTCTACTGAATTAATAACATATAGAAATAATTTATTTAATAAAATAAATAAAGAAATAAATTCATTTACACCTTATGAGAGATTTTTATATTTTGATGGGCAAAGTGATTCAGAAAAATCAGCACCTGGTTTGGGTAAAGATTATTCAGACACAATACCAGTAACATTAAGTGGTGAAGGTTTGGATTTAGGTTCACATAATGGGTTTACATCTGTTTACAAACATTCTTCCGAAAAAATATCAGGCACTCATAATCAATTCATAGATTTATTTACTGATAAATATAAAGTACAAAACAAACCATTTTTTAATTATGATAATTCAATTTATTTATCATTTTTATTACAAGGTGATAGTGGTAGTTCATTAATTTGGGCAAACAGAAATCAAAATTT